CTACTTCGGAAAAGCCCGCAAGGCGCTCGATGCGTAGCTGACCGATCTGGCGAAAGACGTGCCGTGGCTTCGCGGGGTCAGTGCGTGGTCAGCCCGCACCGGAAACAGAAACGGCGCAAAGCCCGAAAGCCGCGCCGTTGCTGGTTTGAAGGTGGTGGGCGGTACAAGGATCGAACTTGTGACCCCTACCATGTCAAGGTAGTGCTCTACCGCTGAGCTAACCGCCCGATTCGCGTGGCAGAGGCCGCACGAGCCGCGCAGTATAGGCGACTCCCGGGCCAGCCACAAGCCGCCCAGCCCCGCTCAGCGCAGCGCTTGCTCGCGCAATTGATGGATCTGGTCGCGCAGCTTCGCCGCGTCCTCGAACTCCAGGTTCTGGGCATGCTTGTACATCTGCGCCTCCAGCTTCTTGATGGCGGCAGCGGCCCTGGCCGGGTCCATCGCCTCGTAGCTGGCCATCGGCTCGGCCACGGCGCGCTGCCGGCTCTTGCCGCCACGGCCGCGCGTCGGCGCCTCGCTGCGGGCACCTTCCATGATGTCGGCGATGCGGCGCACCACCGTGGTCGGCGTGATGCCGTGCGCTTCGTTGTACGCGAGCTGCTTCTCGCGGCGGCGGGCAGTCTCATCCATCACCGCCCGCATCGAGCGGGTGACCTCGTCGGCGTAGAGGATGGCCTTGCCGCGCACGTTGCGGGCCGCACGGCCGATGGTCTGGATCAGCGAGCCGGTGGAGCGCAGGAAGCCTTCCTTGTCGGCGTCGAGGATCGCCACCAGCGACACCTCGGGCATGTCCAGGCCCTCGCGCAGCAGGTTGATGCCGACCAGCACGTCGAATTCGCCCAGACGCAGGTCGCGGATGATCTCGCTGCGCTCGATGGTCTCGACGTCCGAATGCAGGTAGCGCACCTTCACGTCGTGCTCGGACAGATATTCGGTGAGGTTCTCGGCCATGCGCTTGGTCAGCGTGGTGACCAGCACGCGATCGCCCATCGCGATGCGCTTGTGCGCTTCGCCGAGCAGGTCATCGACCTGGGTGCGCACCGGGCGCACCTCCACTTCCGGATCGACCAGGCCGGTCGGGCGCACCACCAGTTCGGTGACGGCATCACCGGATTTCCGCAACTCGTAATCGCGCGGCGTGGCCGAGACGTAGATCGCCCGCGGCACCCGCTCCTCCCATTCCTCGAAACGCAGCGGCCGGTTGTCCATCGCCGAGGGCAGGCGGAAGCCGAACTCCACCAGGGTTTCCTTGCGCGAGCGGTCGCCTTTGTACATCGCGCCGATCTGCGGCACGGTGACGTGCGACTCGTCCACCACCAAGAGTCCGTCGGCCGGCAGGTAGTCGAACAGCGTGGGCGGTGGCTCGCCCGGCGCGCGCCGGGACAGATGGCGCGAGTAGTTCTCGATGCCCTGGCAGTAGCCCACCTCGGCCATCATCTCCACGTCGTAACGGGTGCGCTGGTCCAGCCGCTGCGCCTCGACCAGCTTGTTGTCGCGGTACAGCACCTCCAGGCGCTCCTTCAGCTCGTCCTTGATGGTGTCGATCGCGTTGAGCACGCTCTCGCGCGTGGAGGCGTAATGCGTGCGCGGATAGACCGTGTAGCGCGGCACCTTGCGGATCGTTTCGCCGGTGAGCGGGTCGAACAGCGCCAGCCCTTCCACCTCGCCGTCGAATAGTTCGATGCGCAGCGCCTCGGTTTCCGACTCGGCGGGGAACACGTCGATGATATCGCCACGCACGCGATAGGTGCCGCGGCGCAGTTCCATCTCGTTGCGGGCGTACTGCAGCTCGGTGAGCTGGCGGATCAACTGGCGCTGCTCGATGCGTTCGCCTTTCGCCAGGATCAGGCGAAGCGACAGGTAGTCTTCGGGATTGCCCAGGCCGTAGATCGCCGACACCGTGGCCACGATGATCGCGTCGCGCCGCGACAGCAGCGCCTTGGTCGCCGCCAGCCGCATCTGCTCGATATGCTCGTTGATCGAGGCATCCTTCTCGATGAAGGTATCCGAGGCCACCACGTAGGCTTCCGGCTGGTAGTAGTCGTAGTAGCTGACGAAGTACTCCACCGCATTGTTCGGAAAGAACTCGCGGAATTCGCCGTACAACTGCGCCGCCAGCGTCTTGTTCGGCGCCATCACGATGGTGGGCCGCTGCACCTGCTGGATCACGTTGGCGATGGTGTAGGTCTTGCCCGAGCCGGTGACACCCAACAGGGTCTGCGCGGCGAGGCCCGCCTCGAAACCCTCGCTGAGGCGGCGGATCGCCTCGGGCTGGTCGCCGGCAGGCTGGTAGGGGGCGACGAGTTCGAAGCGATCGGTCATGGCGGACGATATGCGGGCGGATGCCCGCATATTAAATCGCCGCTGCTGACAGCTCTTGTCAGCAGACGCCGACGCCGGCGCCAGCCGCCGGCCGGCTGGCCCCACGGACGCGGCTTCCTAGCATGGCCCTTCCGCCCGTGCAGGAGCGCGTCATGGCGATGCGACAGGCTTGCAGCCACCGTGAGAGGCAACGCGGCGTCACCCTGATCGAGCAGATCATGGTGGTGGCGATCCTCGGCGTATTGGCGGCGATCGCCGTGCCGTCGCTGGCGCCATTGCTCCAGCGCAACCAGGTGCAGGTCGCGCAAATCGAGTTCATCGCCGCCCTGCAGCACACGCGCGGCAGCGCGGCGCTCAGCGGCAAGCCCACCCTGTTCTGCCCCAGCCGCGACGGCGTGCAGTGCAGCGGCGAGACACGCTGGGAATCCGGCTGGTTGATCGGCCACGACCCGGCGCGCAAGGGCCAGCCCGACGCGGCACCGCTGCGTAGCCAGGCTGCCTACGCCGGCATCACCATCCTCGGCGACAGCGGCCGTCGGCTCGTGCGCTTCCAGAGCGACGGCAGCGCCAGCGGCATGACCAACACCTGGCGCTTCTGCCGCCACGACCGGCCGGACGAGGCATTGGTAGTGGTGATCGCCAACTCCGGCCGCGTCCGCGGTGCGAAGGCCAGCGCAGAACAGGCCACCAGTTGCGCCGCAGCGCAGTAATCGCGAAAGCATGAACGCAAAAAGGCCGGCATTGCTGCCGGCCTTTTCATTTGTCTGGCGCCCGAAGCTGGACTCGAAAAGGCGGCGCAAATGGCGACGTGACGCCACCCGAAGACCCGGACCCACATGCCGTACTCACACCCTTACTCACATCGGTGGAAGTGCCCCGGCCATCGGCCCGCGCCTGATCGCTGTTACAGCAGGCTCCCCGCATTCACCGGCCCGGCATGCGCGGCACTCGCCAGGTTCGTTCGGATGCTGGCGTTCTGCAGGATCGTCGCGTGGATGGCGTCCTGCCAGAGCGGAGCAGTCGACTCGCCCAGGAGTGCCATCAGCACGCACTTCTGCACCGCCGCCATGCTGCCCGCCGCGGCAATCTCCGTCGCGTTGGTCACGTGAGACAGCCCTGAGGTGATCGGCTGCCCCACGGCGTCCAGCTTGTCGGTTCCGTCGGCGTTGATGACGCGCGCGCCCGCGACGATGGATGGGTTGCCGGTATTGGCCTCGATGCCGCAGGTGGCTTGCACGGCTACGAGGTCGCCGATGTCGAGCGTGACGGCGGTTTCGTTGGGCTGCAGGCCGGTGGGCTGCGGGTTCATCACGGTGTAGGACATGAGGCATTTCTCACGGTGGCTTGTTGTTGTGGTGACCGAACAGGGCGTCTTTCGCGTCGCCGGTCCAGAAGAAGTCGTCCGGCGCGTTGGCCAGGGTGATGTGCTGCACCCACTGGTCTCCGAGATTGCGCAAGGCAGTGACCACAACATGCCCGCACACACCAGCAGCGCGCGCGACCACCTCGCGATCGAGGCAGTCGATGGAAAGTGCGGACCCTTCACGCAGCTGCATGGGCGCGCTGATCGAGCAGCCCAGCGTGCCGAAGCCGTCCGCCACCAGGCGCACGCATGGCTGCAGTTCAGGTCGCGAGAACGTCACCTCGGCCCACTTGACGTCGGTGCGCAGCAGCCAGTCGCCGACGCGCACTTTCCCGGCCCGGACAAACTGAGGGCGCCCATGGCGCCCTCGACGAATCACCCAAGCTGTGCGCAGTGGGCATCCCGTCCCTCCCCCGCTTCCGGAGCCGCTGGGCGGGAACGCCACCGTCACGTAGCCGACATACACGTAGCCGTCACCGCTGTAGAGGTCGTTTTGGTTCGTGGTGGCAACGAGCGTTTGCGTGCCGCCGCCGTAAGTCGGATCGTTGAAGTAGAGGTAATAGTTGACGTTCGTGCCGTTGGTGCCGGTCACGCTGGCCGAGGCTGCGTTGTAGGACACGCTGACGGAGCCCAGCAGCGCAGTGAAGGCGGCGACACTGATCGTGGCCGTGGCCGGCGTTCCCGCCGAGGCCGAGTAGCTGACGCCGGGCGAGACCTTCGACGGGTAGTTGGTGATCGTGCGCTGCAAGAGATTGCGCTGTTCGCCGACGCGTGCGCCGCTGCCTGCCACGCGCACATCGTTGATCGATGCCCACACGTAATTGACGCCGGTAAACGACGATGCCGAGTGACACTGCACGGACAATTGCATGCGTCCCGCTGCCGCTGGCACCACGCCGGATTTTTGTATGGCCGCCCAGCCAACGCCGGAAGAGGAGGCAACAATCGAGCTGATGTAAGCGCCAGCCCCCGTGTAGAAATCTGCTTGGACCGAAGCCAAAACAGCGCCAAATGCGTACACGATTCCGCCCACTGAAACGAAATCGCCTGGGTTGCAGGAGTAGACGCGGTTTGCGGTGATCGAAGCTGCGCCGCCCGATCCTGATGCAATCACGACGTACTGCGCGCCGATACTTGGCGACGGGCTGGCGCTCTGCGTGTACGAGCTAGCTCCGGATGAAACAGTCCAGCCTGTCGATGCGGATTGCTGGAACGTCGCGTTGTCCACCGTAAGCGCGCCGGCCGCATGCGAGAGCTGGATCGATCGCAGGTAGGTCGAGCCATCGGGCACGAAGTCTTGTGTCTTGTTCGCATGGATCGCTTCGCTGAAATCGATCCATGGGCGACCGCCATTAAGACGTGACAGCCATGGCCGCCCATAGGTGGATCCATCAGGCACTTCGTCGACGGTGGACGGCTGCAACGTCGCCACCACGTTGTCGATTTGGTACGTACCCGTCGTGCAGCTATCCACCTCGATGCTGGTTGCCGCGTAGACGGCGCCCGAGGGCGCCTGGTCGATCGCATAGGAGCCAGTCGTGACGGAGCCGGTGATGACGTTGCCATTCTTGTGCGCGATCTCGGTGCCCGTGGCGTCCAGCCAGCGGATACGCGCGTAGGCGTCACCGTTCGCCGCGGTCGCTCGGATGAGCGCCTGCGTCTTGTAGGTCTGTCCCGTAACGACGCCGACGCGACCGCCGTTGTAGATCGCTCCGTTCGAGCCGTTCGGCGTGAACTGCGCATAGCCAGGCCCGACACCGGGGCCAAGGCCGTCCGACTTCACCGTCCACTGCGAATCCATCGTCCAGCCGGTGCCGTAGGGCGTCGCGTCGAAACCGCCATTAATGATCGGGGCTTGGGTGGCGAGGGTGTTGGCGGTGTTGGCCGTGGCGCTGATGGCGTTGACGTTCGTGCCCGAGCTGTTGAACACGCTCGTGTAGGCGGACCAACCGGACGACACCAGAGGACCGCGCGCGCGGGCGCGGTAGTAGTACGTCGCGCCGCTCGTGAAGTGGTCGGTGTACCCGGTGGTGGTCGGGCCGACCTGCGCGATCACCGTCCATGGACCGCCTGAAGCTGTGGAACGCTCGATGGAGGTGCAGCCAACCGCGGACGGGTTGGTGTTGTTCCAGGTGATGTTGACGCCATCGGCGATGCCCTGCGTGCCGAAGGAAGCCGGCACGGGCGGCACGTCAGGCAGTTCGACGTTCGTGCCGACGACGTAGGTGTAGGCCGTCTCGCCGGCCAAGGTGCGCGGGGTGCGACCGAAGGCGTTGATCGACAGGAACTTGAGGTAGACCGTCTGGCCGATCAGCGACGGGTCGATCGGGAGGCGGAAGATCGCGTCGTCGAGCCGGACGAACGGAGCGCCAGCGCTGTGCGTGGCCACTGCCGAGCCGTACGCGCTGCGACGCAGGTAGCCGAGCTGGTAGGTCTCCGTGCCGACGAGCGTCGAGGTCTCGTAGCTGACGATCTCGGTGTCGACCATCGCCAGCGTGACGAGGTTGTCAGCATCCGCCTGCGAACCGCCCAGCAGCTGCGCCGGCGCGTAGACGGTCACTTCCGGCGTGTTCGTGGTGTCCAGGTCGGCGCCGGTCGGCAACGCCGTGGCGAGCGCCCCGTAGCGCGCAGGCTGCGCCACGGTGCCCGCGTAGCTGTAACTGGTGCCGTCGTGGCTGAGGTAGACGTCAGCGCCGCCCCACAAGGGGTTCGAGCCGTTGATCGCGAGCCAGATCTCTGGGCCGGCGTTCGACACCAGGAAGCCGGGACCGCGGAAGATGTAGGGCGGGTTCACCGCGCCCGGGTCGGCGTTCGGGTCGACGCTGCCGCCGTTGTTCGGCTGCGTGTTGTAGATCGCGCTGTGGCCGACGCCCTCCGGGTATTCCTCCGCGGTGATCGACAGGTCGCCGCTCTCGTCCTCGGTCACGTCGACGATGCGCACGGGCCAGAGATTGAGGCCGGTGTTCGGGTCCGTCAGCGTGACGATATCCATCGGCTCCAGGTAGCAGTAGCGCCACCCGAGCTTGAATTCGTAGGTGTTGCGGATGAAGAACGACCGCTGCACCAGGTTCTGCGCGATGAACCGCGCCGTCGCCGCCACCTTGCACATGCTGACGTCTTCAGTGGTGTCGGCACGGCCGCCGTTGACGATCACGTCCTCGTCGATCGACGCCACCACCACCGAGTCGTGATAAGTGTTCGTGCGGTCCTGGAACTGCACGCGCACCATGTTCATGGCGTCGGCTGGCGCTTTGCGCGTGATCTGGATGGGGTCCTCGCCCGGGCTCACGATGTAGTCGGCCGTGCCGAGGTTCACCAGTGGCGAGTTGTTCGGCGTGTAGGTCACGCCGTTGCCCGTCACGGCGGTGTCGCCGTAGGGGACGACCTTGAGCACGCCCTCGCTGAAGTACGCCGCGCTGTTGGTGAACTTGAACAGGTCGTCAAGCGTCTGCTGGGCGGTCTGCTCCTGGTCGTAGACCGGCGACAGCAGCAGGCCCGTTGCCACGCAGTAGTTGCTGTACTGGGTCAGCGTGCCGAGGTAGTTGAAGTTGATGCCGTGCGAGGTGTCCGTACAGATGTCGGTGAGGATGTCGGCCGGGTTGGCGTCGCTTGATCCCGTGTAGGGGTGCAGGCCGGTGACCTCGACATTCCAGTTCGGCAGGCTCGCGCTGGAGCCGAGCTGCAGGTTCTGCACCGCGATCCAGGCCGTCTGGCTGTAGCCGAGCGCGGCGGAGCCGGAGAGGTGCGACCACGGCGCCTGGCCGGCGGTGCCGGTCGCGGTGACGGCGCCCACGGACGACAGGCTGACGGTGGACGTGCCGTCGTAGACCGTGCCGATGCTGGTGATCGGGCCCTCGCACAGGCCGAGCATGAACGAGGCGCTGTAGGTGTAGCTGCTGTTGCTGGATCCGCCACCGCCCTTGCCCGTCTTCTGCGAGTGCGCGGTCGACGTGAAATCGCCGTACCACTGGCACTGTCCGCCGACCTTGCCGGTGCCATAGACGACGGGCACCGGGGGGCCGTACTGCGACGACATGAACTGGATGCCCATGGCGCGCGTGGGCGTCATCGAGGCGACCTTCGCGCCTCCACCGAAAAGGTTGCTCACTCGCGGATTCTCCAGTAGCCGCCGATGCGGTCAGCCCAGCGACGGATGTCGCACCGCTCGACCCGGCCGGCGTGCAGGTCGGCGTGCACCATCACGCCGGGTTCGATGACGATGCCGCCGTGCGCGAGGCACCGGCCGACACGGAACAGCACCACGTCGCCCGGGGCGCCCTCTTCCACGCGATCGGCGAAGCGCTCGACCCAGCCGAGATAGCGCTCCTCGTCCCGGTGCAGCATCCAGTCGTGGGGGTAGGGGCGCGGGTCGAAGGGCGGCACGAGGCCGAGGCCGACGAACACGCGCACCGGCAACATGGCGCAGTCGACGCCGACGCCCTTCACGCCCGCAGCGTGGTGGTACGGCGTGCCCACCCATGACAAGGCCTCCGCGACGATGGCGGATGCATGCGGCGAGGCGGCGGTCATGCGCTACTGCTGCTTGAAGTTGCCAGCCAGGCCGCCCGGGCCTCGGCCGATGTGGGGAATGCCGGCACCGCCCATGCCGCCCGTGGGCGTCGGCGGCTGGCTGCCCGTGCCGCCCACCTCCAACGTCTCCGGTGTGGGCACGTAGGGGAAGCCGCGGAACTTCGCGGCGTTGCCGAACTTAGAGGTGCAGGTCGTCTGCGTCTTGTCGCAGCCCGGGTAGGCGGTGAAGGTGTCGCCGACCGCCGGGATCGCCGGCAGCGGATAGATCAGCGCGAACGCGCCGTTCGCGTTGGCGTAGGTCTTCACCACGCTCGTCAGTCCCGCATTGACGCCTGAAGTCCACACGACGCTGCCCAGCGCGAAACAGCCGTCGGCCTGCGTGCAGGATGAGTTGAAGGCGCCGACGGCAGGCGCGCCACCGGTGGAGCTGACTGTGCCGCTGACCGCGTAGGACGTCTTGGCGAGGCCGCAGCCGCCGTCGAACAGCGCGTGGTTGCACTGCGGCAGGAAGTAATTGCGCGGGAAAGCGGCGTTCAGCAGCACGGTCATGGAGTTGACCGTCAAGGCGACCTTGCTGTCGCCACTCTTCGTCTCGGCCACGATGCCGGTGAAGACGTTCACGACGCCGTTCACGACCGGGTTCGACCAGTCCGGCGCCATCGCCTTGTCGACCTGGATCCTCGCGAGGTCGAAGCCACCCGCTGCGGCGAACGCGGCCGGCGTCAGGCCGAGGATGCGCGTCGTCGCGTCGTAGAGGATGTCGACTTCGAGATCGTCGGCGTTCAGCCCGCGCGAGCAGCGCCACTGCCCGCGGTGGAAGCCCGGCGCGCTGTCCAGGAGCGCTGCGGCATAGGTGTTGCCGCCGTACACGATGGGCTGCTGCGCGGACGTGTAGCGCAGCACGGTGCCGCTGCTCAGGGTGATCGTGTAGAGGTCGGCCTGCACCAGCGAGGCGTTGTCCTGCAGCATGGTCAGGAAGGCGCCGCTGACGGTCTTCATCGCACGCTCCGCAGCGTCAGCGTGGTCGCCTCGTAGATCTGCGAGAGCGTCTGCGTGGTCTCGATCTGGTCATCCTTGAAGCGCAGCAGGTAGTAGTACTGGCCGGTCCAGGTGAGCGCGGCGCCGCTGGCCGGCGCGGCGCTGAAGGTCACAAGGCCCGAGGGCGAGATGGACGAGGGCGTCGTCGGCGTGCCGTTGACGTAGATCGTCGGCGTGCCCTGCACCCCGGCAATCGGCTCGCTCCAGTAACTCCCGTTCGCCTTCGTCAGTTGGCACTGCGTCGTGGTGCCGTCGCCGGTGCCGAACGCGTGATTCGTCACGCTGTTGTCGTTGTCGGCGCTGAAGTAGAACGGCTGGAACGGGCCGCCCTGCTGGTTGTAGAAGCCGATCAGCGTGTCGGAATCCGCCTGCGTGAGGTACGGGATTGCGATGTCGAACTCGTACAGCGGGTACTGGTAGCGCTGCGTGCGGTATTCGGCGCCGGAGTCGGCCTGCTGGATCAGTGTCCGGGTGATCGGGCGCTTCTTGATGCCCCACCCTCGACCAGCGAAGGTAGGGAAGACGTTGTAGGACATGTCACCACCACCGAATCGCATGGATCAGTGGCGCGAGCGCCAACAGCACAATGGCAAGCCCCACGCAGAAACGCAGCCACGGGGAGAAAATCCCGTCGAACTGGATGCCTTGTTTGCTCACGGTCAATTTGCCCTTGGTATACTTTCGCAACGTCCTCTCCTGGTGCTGCAGGGGCGGAAACAGAAAGCCCCGGTCAGTTCGCGCTGCCGGGGCTTTCGTTTGGTGGAGTGGTGATCGATCAGCGGTGTTGCTGAATCAGTACCCCTTGCGCTTCGCATGCATCGCAGCATCAGCCAACAGGTGCGGGTTGCGACGCAGCGTGTCCTTGAGGCTGCGGCCATCTACCGTGTTGATGTTGTAGTGGTGGTGATGGGTATCGCCTCCACCGCCACCTTGATCGGTCATCCCGCGCACCCGGTCGGCCAGATTGGCGGGGAGCACCATCTCGTTCCGGTGGAGCAGTGCCGGCGCGTCGTCCACCGGGACGCGGTCCCAGCCGCCGGCCGCCGAGCTGATGCTGCCGCCGAAGGCCTCGATGCCGGCGAAGGCGACCGCCGCCGCAATCGGCGCGATGATCGGGCCGACATAGGGAATCCCCACCATCGCCTGGTAGGCCTTGGCCGCACCGGTGGCCGCCGCGGTGCCGATCTGGCTCTTGCCGGTCGTGGCGTCGATGGTCTTGCTTTCGGCGGCGCCTGCGGCCTGGATCGCAACGATCGACTGTGTGCTGGCCGCGCTTGCTGCCTTCTTGGCCATCTCCGTCGCGATCCATTGCGACAACCGCTGTGCGCCGGCCCGAATCTCCGACATGAGCAGGTCGGCCATCAGGCTGTGCCACGCCTGAGACAGGGTCTTGGTGCCTTGGATCATGCCGGTGATGGACTGGTCAAAGGCTTGCGTGATCGGTCGGAAGGCGTGCATCCACTGCTGCTGAATTTGGCGCGCGGAGGTTTGCTGATCCTGCTGCATGCGCTTTGTCATCGATGCCGAAAACGTCACCCAGTCCTGCGCGTCTTTGTTCAGCGCCGGCACGCTGCCTTGGTCAAGTGCGATCTTGGCGGCGATGTATTGGGCGTAGGAGTTCAGCGCCTGCTGGTTCGCGTCCTCCTCGATAGCCAGCGCCTGTTGTGCCGTGATGCGCCCGTCAGCAAGTGCCTGCTGTGCTGCAGCGCGCTTCTCGTTCGCAGCGGCCTCATCGACGCGTACCTGCGTCTGCAGCGCCCCCTCCTGCTGTTGCAGTACGGCCGCATCGTAGGCGCGACCGTCGGCGACCATCTGCTGTATGGCGCGACGCTGTTCCGACGACATCGCTCCGTAAAGGCGTGTGGCACTGGCAAGGATCGCGGCGTCGGCCTGGATGCGTTCGGCGGTCTTGGCTTGCGTCGCCGCGCGCTCCTCCTCCAACTCGTTCATCTCCTCGGCATTGGCGCGTCGCCGTGCTTCCGCGGCCTGTCGCTCGGCTTGCGTCTGCTCGGCCTGCTGGCGCTTCACATCGGCCGTGCGCGCGTGGTCGACCTGTTCCTGCAGACTCTGGACGCGCTGCCACGCCTCGACGTACTGGGCACTCCCCTCTTTCGAGGACATGAGGACGTCTTGCCAGTAGCTTTGCTCGAACGTCAGCCGCTTGTCGTAGCTGATCTGCTGGTCGGCCTCACGCCGACGCAGCTCGGCCTCAAGGTCCTTCGTTTCGTTGCCGAGAGCGCTGTCGACGCCGTTCTTGTTTTGCTGGGTCTGTGATGCGGTGGCCTTCTGCTTCTGCTGTTCAGCGGTGAGCTGACGCAACAACCCTTCGCGACGCTCCAACAGCGCGTTGACCTGCTGAACGTAAACAGTGCTCGCGCCCGTGGGATCGAATTCCACCTTCCCGTTCACTTCCTTGAAGCGGGCCTGCGCATGACTGATGAAGTCGTTCAGCTCCTTGTTCGTGGCGCTGAGCTGCTGCTGCAGCGTCTCCGGCGCGCCCCAGTTCATGACTGCGGCCTTCATGTTCGAGAACCCGGACTTCCAGGAGTTCACGAACCGACCGACGAATCCCTCGCCTTGCGCGAGTTGCGCAGTACGCTGCTGTTCGGCCTGCGCCACGTCGCGGATCGCGCGCGCAGCGGCCTCGGCAACATTCCCCTCGTCCTGCAATCGCTTGATCTCTGCGGCCTCGGAGGGGCTGATCAGGTTGTACTGATCGTTGAGCGTCTTGATTGCCTTGACCGGGTTTTCGGCCAGCTTTTCGAAGTCACCCACCACCTTGTCGATCGATTGTCCGGTGAGCGCCGCCATGTCCACCGCGCCACGTGCGGCTTCGGCCAAGGAATCGCCCATGAAGCGGCCCGATTGCGACAGCTTCAGAACCGCCTGGTCCGCCTCACCGGCCGTCGTCACTGAAGATCGCAGCGAGTCGGCGAGTTGCCGGAGTTGGCCGTAGCTGTACCCGGAGGAATCACCGGTCGCGATCAGTGAGGCACGCAGTTTGTCGGCTTCCTCCGCTCCCTCTGCCATCCACGCAATCATGGCGACGAGGCTGCCGCCCGCAGCCAACACAGAGAGGCCGAGCGGCGTGAATGCCTGGGCGAGGACGCCGGTCCGGTTCGCCAGCGTGATCGTGGAGCCTTCCAAGCGCGTGTAGTTGCCGCGGGCCAACTCTCCGATCAGGACGCCCAATTCGCGCGCCGTGCCGCCCGTGACGGTCTGCGCGGTCGCCAGTTCCTCGGTGGCGCCTGCCGCAAGCTGCGCCGTCTCGGCTACCGCGGCCTGCGATGCCGATACCTGCGCAAGATATCCCGCCTGTTGTTCGGCGGTGATCGCGCCGACGCGCATCGCTGCATCGAGTGCGCCTTCGGCCTCGGCCAATTGCTTAGCGGTGTTGATCGGCCCCGCAAACGCCGCGTCCAATCGCTGGAGAGCGGCGCCCTGCGCCACGATGTCGATGTTCGCCGCCTGAAGCTGGGCTGCCAAGCCTTCCGCAGACACGCCCGCCTCGGTCATCGCCGCATTGAACTGGTCGGCCTGCGCGGTGATGGCTACGCGGATTTCTTCGTCATTCGATGCCATGCGCGTTTCTCAGGCAAAAGAAAAGCCGCCCGAAGGCGGCCTTGAATGGGATCTGGAGGAGTCGCGATTACGTCGGCGTTTTTTCGACAGATTGCGCAGGTTGGCTAGAAAAAGCCCATGCGAGCGCCACAACCCATCCGATGAACGTCCAGCCAAGAAAGAAATTGATGATGACGATGGCGTTTTCGTTATGGTGGTGACGCATCCTTGCCACGAAGGAAGGAATGAAATACACCGCCACTGCGGCAAGCAGGATGACGCACAGCAATGCAGTGTCCACGACGCAATTCCGAATGTGTTTGGTGCGCGAAGCGTACACCCTAAAAACGTGCATCCGGAAGGCCTATTTCTTGGCTTTTGCTGCCATGGTTTCGAGGTAGGCCGTGCACTCTTCCTGCGTTGGCATGCGCACCTCTTCCTTCGGTTTGATGCCAAGGTAAGCCTGCACCATCCATTGCACCGGGGGATGATCCAGCCAGTACGTCGTCAGATCGGCGTAATCGCCCCAGGTGAGTCGGTCGAGGATGTCGTCGGGGAACCATCCGGTGGCATTGACGAGCTGTCCGATGATGCGGGCGCGGGTGATGGGTTCGCCGGAGCCTCCTGCTCCGCGCTCGTTTCCCCCAAAGGGCGTGGCTTGAACCCGCTCTTGGACAGCACGGAGGAAACGAGCTTGCCTAGGTCTGCAGCGTCCACCACATCAAGCAGCGTCTCTCGCTTCAGATCCGGGTGATTGAGCCGCGCGCAGGCGAGCAGAATCGTGATGCACGAATTCGTGAATGCTTTGCCGTCGGTGATATCGCCACGGAAAATCCGGTCGAGATGTTGCTCGTTTTCTTCGTCGGTCTGGATGCGAAGGTTCATAGGCGGGACGACGATGGTCGTCGTCCCGTCGGTCAGTGTGATCCCGGGCCTCATGCCTCACCTCAATCCGTGAACACGTCGTGGAAGCGGCCCTGGCTGTCGAGGAAGCACTCGAAGTCCAGTTCGGAGATGCCGAAGTCGGCCATCTTGGTCGGGATGGTGAGCTTCGAGCAGACCGCAGCCCAAAAGCGGTGGCGCTCGCCGGTGCCGTTGTAGCCGCGGTACAGGTCGAGCGTGATGATCGGCTGCACGCCCTGCAGGATGGCGCCGACGGCGACCGTCGTGCCGCTGCTGGCGCTGGTGTACTCGTAGCTGATCAGCACATTGGCGCTGGCGTCGGCTGCCGCGAAGGTGTAGATGCCCGCGGCGACGCTGTACTGGCCGGCCGTTGGGCCGCTCGCCACCTGCGTCATCGGGTTGCCGTTCGCGTAGGTGACGCCGAGGTCCTTCGACCAGTTGGCCGAGTTGGTGACGGTCACGGTGTAGGTGGTCACCGCCGGCACGCTGTGCGCCTCGTTGGCCGCCAGCGAGACGGTGCCCGACGAGGTACTGGCGCCGTAGAAGATCGACGCGTAGGTGGCGGCGTTGATGAAGCCCATCTTCGCCTTGACGGAGGCCTTGATCTCGCCGCCGCCGATCGCCAGCGGCTGCTGGTTCTGGCCGTAGAGCGACTTCACGGTGCGCGACAGGTCGGCGCTGATGTCCTGCAGCGCGCCGAACTGCAGCGGAGTGCCGTTCGCGCCCGAAGGGGTTGCGTACATGATGCCGGAGCCGAAGCTCCCAAGCTGGGTGATGCCGGACATGGTCGGTTACTCCTTCGGGGTGAGCGCCGCGGAGACGTGCGCGATGAGCGACGCCTTGTCCTCGGCAGTGATGGGCGCGCGGCCGGCAACGGCAGCGGCGTGGAAGTGGGCGCCGTACCAGCGCTCGACGGCCTCGATGGCGCGCGGATGCGGGGCGACGGGAAGCGGAGGAGGCAGCGATGCGGGCAACGCTTCGCCCTCGGCTTGCGCCGATGCGGTGTCTTCGTTCATGGGTGGTTCCTCAGAAGCCCGGGAGGACGATCTCGACGGGAACGATGGCGATGGCTCTGTCCCCGAGGACGCCCTCGAAGATCTCGATGTCGCCGGAAATGGCGGCGTACTCCACGAGTCCGCCGAGGGTGTTGCGCAGCGCCGGGTTGGCCGGTGCAAGGATTGCGGAGGCCTGGTCGACGAGGTTGTTCAGCGCCGTCGATGGCGCCACGGTGACGTCGCTGCTGTACGCGTAGAACAGCCACGAGGCGCGCAGAGTGAGGCGCGTGGGCGTTGTGCCGGTGTACTTGCCCGACTGCTTCTCCTGCACCTGGAAGGCCGCCGGAAAGTCTTCCGGCGCAACGTCCTGGATGTTCTTCAGGCGCCGGCTCGACGAGGCGAGCCCCGTGATGCTCTGCAGCTGCGCGAACAGGGCGGCGTAGATCGACTCGCGGCTGGCGCGGCTCATGCGATCGCCTCCTTCACCGCGGCGCGCAGCATTTCAATCCCGCGCGGCGCCTCCTCCCGCAAGCTGCTGCGCATGTAGCTGCGCTCCGGGATCGGGATGTCGTGCGGCTTGGTGCGCGGCAGGCTGGCGGCGATGGCCGAGGCGTTCGACACGAAGAACGCGCGGCCAAGCAGCGCGCTGATGAAGTACGCGGTGCCGCCCGGGTGGTGGATCGTGCCGCCGTACTCCTGGATGCGGGCATACGGCACGTTGCCGCCCGACGCCGCGCCGGCCGTGACCGCATCCGGCGTGCTCTGGTCGAACGGGTGCACCGAGGCCGACAGGCGCCCGCTGCGACGATGCAGCGGGCTGCCCGAAAGCTTGTTGGCCTTGATGTATCCGGCCAGTTCCATGGCCCACGCGTCCAGCGTCGATTTCGCTGCGACGCGCACGCGCTCGACGCGCAGGTTGAAGCCGCTGATGACGCGCTCGGTGCCGGTGATCTCCAGGCTGATCATCGCGGCCCCCAGCGCTGGTAGGACTGCAGCATCGACTGCACCGCCGCCGGCATGGCCGACATGTCGTAGGCCTGCGTCTGCTGCTGGCCAAGCGTCTCGCTGCGCTTGTCGACGCGGGAGCGCTTCGCGTACAGCGTGGCGACCCAGAGCACGCAGGCTTGGTTCACGTCCGGCGGCACCGAGGCGTAGCCGGCGGTGTAGTCGACGGTGACGTTCTGGATGCCCTTGTAGAACTCCTGCGGACCACCGGAGCCCCCGCCTTGGCCGGGCCGGATATAGACCGTCGTGTCATCCCACACGAAGCCGTAGCTCACCTGATCCGGCGCCTGCGGCACGCTCTGGCCGTTCACCGTGACCGACGTCACCGCCGTGACCGGCCCCTGATACAGGAACATCTTCTGGCCGCAGCCGCCGTTCCGGTTCTCGCTGTAGCTCGCCTGCGCGAACACGCGATTGCAGAACGACTCGATGGCCGTCGAAACGTTGCCGATCAACGTGGTGAGCACGGCGTCGCTGTTGCTGTCGGTGATGCCCAGGTACGTCTTGACGTCCGACAGCTGGCAGAGCTGGCTCACGGCTGCTTGCCACCGTTGGCAGCGGCTTCAGCGGCGACCCGGGCAGCTTCCGCTTCCTTGGCAGCGCGCGCGGCTTCCTCGGCTTCGGCCTGTTCGCGCGCCTGGCGCTCCTCATCGGTCTCGGCCGGCTCCTCGCCGTCGATCACGAAGACGTGGCGCTTCAGGTGCTCGGCCGCTTCGGCAGGCACCAGGAACACGCCGCGCTTGTTGGCCGTGATGGTTTCGCCGCCGAACGACAGCGTCTTGGCGCAGCCCTGCGGGCCGCGAACGGGAACGTTGCTCATGGAGTTCTCCAGAGGGGAGAGGAAAGAACGGGGCGCCCGAAGGCGCCCCAACGTCACGGCCCTGCGGTAGATCAGCCGTTGCCGATGCCGGTGATCACGCCCATGGCGAACGGCGCGTAGACCGCCAGCACTTCCTCGGCGTAGATGCCGTGCTGGTAGCTGCGGGTCACCAGCGGCCACTCGATGTCGTACCAGTCGCGGCGCACGTGCATCTCGGCCACGTTCGGCACGTTGTCGTTCTGGTACTGCGCCGGCAGGTCTTCCGACCAGGCCAGGATGGTGCCGGCCGGGACGTTCGGGTGCAGCACCACCGGGATCTTCACGCCACCACCCAGCGCAAACGGGTTGTAGTAGAAGGCGATGATCTGGCCCGCCATGAAGCCTTCGGCGTCCATGGTGCGGTTCGCGCGCAGCAGCGGAGCGACGGAACCGCCCGAGGTGCCGGCGCTCAGGCACTTGTTGCTGATGTTCTTCAGCTCCTGGCTGTTCACCAGCAGGACGGTCGGCGAGACGCGGTAGTTGTCCCACATGTTCTGCAGCATGGCGTCGATTTCGTTCACCGTGCCGGCGCCCGAACCGGTCAGCGTGCTGCCGCCGAGGTACTTCACGTAGGCGCCACTGCCCGACTTCAGCGCCGTGGTCAGCAAGCCGTCGAACGCGGTGTTCGCGTTGCGCGAGCTGTCGGCGGTGATCGCCGTGGCCGCCTGCGTTCCGCTGGTCAGCGGCGCGGCGAACGTGGCGTTCGGCACGGTGGTGATCGACTGCAGCACCTCGTTGCCGGCGGTGCCGACGAACCAGGCCCACGCCAGTTCGCCCGCCTTCGGGGTGACCGAGGCGCTCAGGGTCTGGCCCAGCGTGACAGCCTGTTTCGCCGAGGCCGACTTGTTGCCGCTGCCGCCGTTCAGGGTGAAGGTCTGGCCGTCCTGGCCGGTCACCGTCTTGCTGGTGGCCACGCCGTTGGCGACGGACGAGTTCAGGAAGCCTTCCAGTGTCAGGCCGACCACGATCACGCTGTAGGTCGCCGCCGGCAGCGTCGCGCCGGTGCCGGCCGCACTCAGGGTCGCGGTGTTGGCGGTGCCCAGCGCCAGCGAGGCATTGCCGCCCAGGATCGCGGACTCCTCCTTCAGCATGGCCTTCTGCAGCACGCGGATGGAGGTGCGCGAGCGCTCGTCCTCGAAACCTTCCGCGGCGGACGCGGCCTCGAAGGTCAGCGCGCCTTCCTCGCCGAGGGTGGCGTAGGACGCGGCATGGTTGTTGGTGCTCAGCGACATCGCGCCGGCGCGCTGGCCTTCCGGCACCCAGCCGGTGTTGTCCCAGCCGGAACCCTGGATCGCATCGACCGACTTCCAGTTGGTCGCGGTGCCGCCCTTGCCGCGCACGCGCGGGATGCGCTTGCCGAGGATGGTGATCACCGGGTAGAGGTTCTTGGCTGGCGCCTGCAGGTCGTAGTTGACCAGGCCGGCGGCGGTCGTGACGGTGTTGCCGGCCTTGGCCAGCGGGTTCTGGTAGCTGCCCTTCAGCAGCTGGAGGGTCTGGTCGTTCATGCTCATGGGTCAGCTCCAAAGAAAAAGCCCGCTTGCGCGGGCTTCGGGGAAAGAAAAAGCCGCTCGAAGGCGGCTTCGTCGGTGGTGATGGATGGAAGGGATCAGCGGGCGGTCATCGGCTTGCGGTACGCGACCTTCATCAGCTTGGCCGCGGTCGCTTCGTGATCGACGGTGCCGTCCGCTTTCAACACCGGCGAATCATCGGCATCGGCGTTACCGCCGGTGTCGGTGGACAGGGTCTTTTCGACGACCACGACTTTGGCCGCGCCCTTCGGATCGGCGCGCTGGGTCAGCCACGCGGCATGCTGCTTGGCGATCTCGGTCAGCTTGGCCAAGGCATCGTCGCGCTCGGCGGTCACCTTCTGCAGCTCGCCCGCGGCCTTGGCGAGCTTCTCGGCATCGCCGCCGTCCTCGTCGCCGTCCGGCTCGGCCTGCAGGGCGTCCAGGTGCTCGCCCATCGCTTTGTGCGCCGCGCGCATGCCGTCGAAGTGCGCCTTCGTGGCGGCGCTGTGCTTGGCGCCGCGCTTGGCCAGTCCCTCGTTGCCGGCGGCGAGTTCCAGCGCCGCGTCGTCGTTGAGCTGGCCGTGCAGCGCCTCGTTGGTCTCCTCCTCGGCCATGGCGAGGAAGGCCTGCGCCAGCGGCTTCAGCGCGGCGCGCATCTGCGCGGGGAGCGACGAGTCGTCGCCCTCGTACTCCTCCTCCCAGTCGACGCCATCGGCCATGCAGGCCAGCTGCTCCAGCAGCCCGGCGAACTGCGCCACCGCCACAAGCCCTTTTCCAGCTGCGGCTCGAAGCCGATCAGCGTGGCGATCGCGGCGGCGAACGGCGCGGCGTTGGCGTTCTTGGCCAGTCGATCCGCCTGCGCGGCCATCATCTTCTCGGCCTCGTCGGGCTCGCCGCCGATGGTGTCCTTCCACGCGGCGACGATCTTCGCCTTGATGGCCTTCACGTCCTCGTCGCTGTACTTCGCGGCGTTCTTCGGCATGTGGATGTACGACCAGGCCGCACGGATGTGCTTGGCGGTGTCGAGCGGGTACTTCTTGTTCTTCGGGTCGGCGTACTCGACGTTGCCGTACTTGCCCTCGCCTTCCTTCGGGTCCACGTCCGGGCGCTTGGCGATCTTGGCGAGCTGCTCGCGCTGCTCGTCGGTCAGGCCTTCGACCCACTTCGCCAGCGCCTCGGCATCGTCCACGCTGGTCTCGAACTTGCGCAGCTCCTCGGCGCCGTCCGCCTTCACGACGGTGAACTGCGCGGTCGGCACGCACGGCAGGTCGACCAGGCTGATCTCGGTCGGCTCGGCGGTGTAGCGGCTCACGCCCTTCTGCACGCCGTCGTCCCACTTCTTGGCGTACCGGCCGCCGATGCTGAAGCCGGTGTAGACGCCCTTCAGGCACTTCTCGCGCTCGACCGGATCGACCACCTCAGCCACGATGTCGATGGCCTTCTCGGCGTCCTGGAAGCTGATCTCGGTCAGCTTGCCGGCGGCGACCTTGCCGTGCATGGCGCGCAGGTTGCCCACGCTCTTGCCGTCCGTCGCCTGGGCCGCGGCTTCCGACCACTTCGCGAAGTTCGGCTTGCTGGTCTCGTAGTCGAAGATCTCGCCGGAGCGGTCAACGACCTCCTGCACGGCGCGGCCGTAGACCTTGCCGGTGGCCTCGTCGACCTTGGTGATGCGCGCGAAAATCTGCATGGTTCAATCCTCTGCGGGTTGCCGGCGATACACCTGGTCGCACCGGCAGTGGGGGTGTTGAAGCGGCGCCTTCGCGCCTGACACGTAGGCCTTGCTGATCGCGATCCAGCCCTGCGCGGCGTTCGCCTCGCACTTCGGGCACGGACCCTCGTCGTTGCTCAGCAGCCAGCTTTTCGACTGCATGCCCACCGCGACCGCACCGGCGAGTCCGCCCGCGCCCAGCGCGTTGCGCACCTCGGTGCGCGCGATCAGCTCCGCACGCTGCGGGCTGAAGGCGTAGGCGTTCTCCAGCCGGCGCGCAATCTCCTCGTCCATGACGTTTTCCTCCAGCGCGCCCGCGATGGTCCGGCGCACCATGTCGCGGGTCGCCTCGGCGAGCTTGCCGCCCTGCCCGTCGCTGTTGAGCATCTCGGCGGCATGCTCGCGCGCCCAGTCCACGGCGGCAGGGTCCTGGTGGTCGAACAGGTCGAAGCCGGCGCCGGTCGCCGCGGGCTGCACGTCCGGGTCGGCGGCCACGATCCGCGCCACTTCCTCGCGCGCGCCGCTGGTCGAGACCGATTGCAGGGTGTCCGTGTAGTCGTCGTACACCAGCGACAGCGCCTCGGTGTTGAGGGTGTCGGCGAAGCCTTCCCACCACGCCACGTCCTCGGCGTCGCGCTCATAGCCGCCGCCGCGGTCGTCCGTCGGCTCGCTGGCCTTCCTGACGCGGCGCGCAGCCTTCACGGCCTCGTCGCGCACGGTCTCCAGCGCTGCGGCAAAGCCGTCGCGCAGCTTCGTCATCTCGGGCGTCAGCGCCGACGTGTCGGCCTTGTGCAAGTGGCCGTGGTCGTGCTTCTCGGCCGGGGCGCCCGGCTTCGTCTCGCCCTTCGGTGCCGACGCGCCGGGTTTCGGCGACTCGCCCGGCTGCGTCGGGTCGCCGCCCAGCGCCGGGGGTGGCTGCGGCGGCTGGATCGCGTCTTCGAGGCGCGTCACGCTGGCGCCCGTGATGATCAGCCGGTCATCGCCGCCGTCGCCCTGGATCGGGTCTTCGCCCAGCTTGGCGCGGATCTCGTTGATCGTGTAGATGCCCGACTTCTGGTATTCGGTCAGCACCGTGGCCTGGACGGAGTGGTCGATGACCTCCTCCTCCAGCCACTTGAACTGCAGGTCAGGCGCACCGCAGTGCACCTGCAGTAGGAAGTCCATAAACCGCTTCACCCAGCTCATCAGCGGCGCCAGGCCTTCCTTGTCGGCGGTGTCCTGCTGCGTCTCGCTGGTCGACCGGTTCATCTGCTTGACGAACGCGGTCGGCGGCAGGCTGAAGCAGTAGCAGACGACGCGTGCCAGCCACTCGTCGAACTCGTCCTTGAGCGGCGCCTCCTGCAGTGTGGCCGGCTTCGTGCCCTCCGGCACGAACCGCACCTTGCGCTTCTGCGCCTGGTCGCCCTCGATCACCGTGTCCCAGTAGGCCTGGAACTGCTCGATCTGCTGCGGCGTCCAGTTCGCCGGCACGTTCACGAACGCCGCCGGGATGTTGCCCTCGGTGTAGTACTGGAGCTGCGACAGGCCGCGGCGAATCGCGGTGTTGACCGTCAGCAGGATCTGCTCGACCTGCGAGTAGCCGTAGAACTTGTGGCTGCGCGGGTTGCGCGGCTTGTAGATCAGCTCCTCGGCGGTGTAGTCGACCGCCGGCAGCCCCTTGATGTTCTGCTGGTACGCGGGCGAAGGCGGCTGCGGCTGACGGCCCTTGTCGTCGACGAGGGGCTTGATCATCGCGCCGTCGATGACCTCGAAGCCGTTCACCGCGCCGCTGTTGAGCTTGACCGGCAGCACGGCCGGCGCATCGATGACGAGCACGTCCTCCAGCAACATGCGCACCCACTCGTCCCAGTCGTGGATGCCGTCCGGCCGCTTGAGCATGGCCTCCAGCTTCTTCACGCGCGGGTCGTTGCTGGCGTCCTTCTTCGCGTCGACGTGCGCGATGTTCCACTGCAGCGCCGCGATCTGGTCCTTGCGGGTCTCGATCGCCAGGCGCACCAGGTCGCAGTTGTCGGCCAGGGCGCGGAGCTGCGCGAAGCTGGTCAGCTCGCCGCCGCGTGGCGTGTACCGCAGGTTGTAGCCGACCGGGTAATCGCGAACTCGGCCGAAGGCTTCCTGCGCCACCGGCGCCACCGGCTGGTTCGGCGACATCCAGGTGTCGGGCGTCACCCCGGCGATGGCGTAGCGGACGGCAGCCTTGACGCGGCCCCACGGGCTCTGGCGCATCATCGCGACCTGCGCGGACAGATCGGTTGTCTTCGCGCCGGGCGTCAGGGTGGGCATGCGTCAGGTCTCTTTGGCCTTCAGGCTGTCGGCCTGCTGGCGGTAGAAATTCAGGATCGAATCGTTTCGTTCGGCGAGCATCAGCTCGGTGATCGCCCAAACCAGCGCATCCATGCGGTTCGGCGACGCCTTCGTGGAATCCGCTGGGTCCCACTCGCACATCTCGTCTTCCAGCTTTGCCAAGCTGCCGACGTGATGAATGCGGCCTTGTTCGTAGAGCGCCGAAACCGGCTCGGCGCGAATTTCCTTGCCGCGCGTGGCCGTCACCAGGGTGACCGGCACATTCATGTCCTTCGCCCGGATGACCGACTCGATCATCTCGCCGCCGTTGTTCGACTCCGCGACGATGCGATCAGCCTTCAGGCGGTGATAGAGCTGCACGGCCTGCGTTGCCCACGCCTCGGGCTTCGCCATGGCCATCGTGGCGTCTTCCAGCACAAAGCCGTGCGGCACGCCTTCGATGCTCGCCACACCGGCCGCCACGATGCCTGTGTCATCGGAGTCCGCGCGGCTCTTGGCCGCCGGGTCGATCGCCACCACGATCCGCTGCAGCTTGGGCGCGGCTACCACGCGGTGCTGGTCGATGTCCGAGCGCTTCCAGAGCGCGCCGGGGTTGTCTTCCAGAACCTCGCCGTCGATTTCCTGCCGACCGAGCCGCGTTCCCTCGTACTTCTTGATCACCGCGTCGACGAACGCGCCGGCCAGGTTCGCCCGGTTGTCCAGCGTGCTGCCGCGCGTTACGTGCGTGGCCGGATCCGCGATGATGCTGCGCACCAAAGCGGTGGGCAGCGGCGTCGTCGTGATGACGGACTGCGGGTGGGCTCCCAAGCGCAGGCCGAACTTCGCCTGGTCCCAGGCGTCGGCGTAGCGCCATGCGGCCAGCTCGTCGGCCCACAGCTTTTCGTGCTGCTTGCCTCGGAGCCGGTCACGCTCGTCGGCGGTGAAGATCAGCGACTCCGCGCCGTTCGGCCATACCAGCTTGCGCTGGCTGGCCTTGTACTCGGGCCGCTCCCACTTCGGGCAGATGGCAAGGATGCCGCTCTCGCCCTGCACCATCACGTCGCGGGCATCGTCTGCCGTCGCGCCGATCAGGTTGACGTAGTTGTGACCTTCCTTGACCCACTGTCGGACTGTTTCCGCGCCGGTGCGCGTCTTGCCGAAACCTCGGCCGCACATCAGCAGCCAGTAGATCCACTCGCCTTCAGGGCGCAGTTGCGACGGGCGCGCGACAAACTGCCAGCTCCATGCTAGCTGTTCGCGCTCAGCCGCCGTCAGGCTTGCCAGCGCCGCTTGCCGCACAGGCGGCGGCAATTGCGCGATCGAGGCGGCGGTCCATTTCATCGGTGTCCACGATTTCCACGGTCGTGTGGTGGGTGTTCTCGGTGACGGTGCGCTCGCTGTAGCGGCGCGGGTCCCACTTGGCGCGCAGCTTTTCGTCGACCTCGCAGGCCAGCCGATCACGCAGCACGCGGGTCGTGGTGTCTTTGTAAGCGCGCGGCGCTCCGTCCTCGTTGAGATTGCGAGAACGCAGGTGCGTGCGCCATGCCAGCTTGTCGTAGCCGACATCGCGCGCCTCATCGAACTGCGCAGCGATCTCCTCGTCGTCCTGCCGCCACTGGTTGACCGTGCGGCGCGGTATGCCCATGTCCCAGCAGATCACCGTGAGCGGCTCACCGGTTGCCAGGCGCGCGCAGATTGCGGGCACCACCGATTCGCGGTCGTATTCGCGTGGATGGACCATGACTCAGCTCCACCAGCTCATGATCGCCGCACGGATGCACGGCGCCAGCATCGTGTGCCGAAGCTGGCTGCGGCTGAGGTTGCGAGCGTTCATGCGAGAGCCTCGATCACGCGCCCGATGCCGTGGTCGGTGAGGTTGTCGAGGGAGAACGAGGGCCGGCCGATCTTGGTCAGCGGCCCGGGCAGCGTCAGGCCGAACGGCACCTGCGTCACGATGTCCAGGCCATTGCGGGTCGCGAACCACGGCACCTTGTTGGCCGCCAGCAGGTCCTGCATCGCGGCATCCGCGCAGAGCCGAGGCGGCTCGAAGGCGTAGACCGGCACGACATGGCCCAGCTGCGCCAGCACCGCGACGTAGATGATCACCATGGCGGCGCCGAGGCTGTGGCCGGCGACGGCGGATGGCCGCGGGAGCGCCAGGCACTGCGGCAGGATCGACGCCAGCGCGCCGTAGAACCCCTTGTGCAGCTTGCCCAGCCCCTCGACCGGAATCGTGTCGCAGTCGGAGTCCGCGATGAACGAGGCCAGGTCATCGGAGCCGCGGAACACGTGCACGTCGCCGTAGACGTGCATGCGCGAGGCGCTGTCCGCCTTCCCCACCGTCGGCGCGTCCGTGTAGGCGCGCTGGGCCAGCAGAGCGTAGTCGACGGGGTTCACGGCTTGGCCACCGAATCGCGCGCATCGATGTTGACCACGTTGTCGTGAGCCCAATGGACGATCACGTCGGCATCATCGGCATCCCGTTTCGGTGTGCACCAGCACCCCATGCGACGCTCGTGCTCGCGCCCGAAGTTCGGGATGACATGGCGTTCGTTGCCATCTCCCGGAAAGACGCTCCAGCTCATGGCTTGGCCGTACTCGCTGCTGGCGCCGGAGCCGCCTGCGCCGCCTTGATCTGCTCCTCGACAACGCCGACGACGCCGACCGCGGTTTCTGCGACGACAAGAGCGGCCTGCACCTGCGCCTGCTGGGCGGGCGGCAGCGGTAGCGATCCGGCCAGATGGCCGAGCGCCGGCAGGCCGGTGGAGATCAGCGCCTGGATGCTGGACAGGTCGACGGACGGAGCCGCCTGCGCGCCATTGCAGACCGCGGCCACGATGGGGTGCACGGCATCGAGCTGGGCCTGCGCCTGCTTGCCGGTGGCGGCAGTGGCCGGGTCAGCCTCCAGCGCGGCGTTGAAGGCGACCAGCTGCGTATGCACCAGGTTCAACTGCGGGCACGCGATTGCGGCGATCTGCTGCGCGTTGAGCTGCTGAGGCTTGACGCCGCAGCCGGCGATCAGGGCGAGCGAAACCATGGCGGCCAAGGCCACCAGCAGGGACATGCGTTTCATCGGATTACCCCTTGGGGTTGGTGTCAGAGTCGAAAGGCTGCGGGACGGTCGGTGCCACCGGATCGGCGCCCTGCTTGAGCACGCGGCCCAGCAGCCCAAGCATCGAGATGCCAGCGCCGATGCTGGCCGCCCACTTCGGCGGGATCGCGGCCTGCAGGTCGGGCGACGAGGCCCATGCCGCAGGCAGCACCACCAGCAGCGCCAGCACGCGGCTGCTGTGCCACTTCCACCAGTTGGCGGCGTCGTCGACGAGCTTCATGCGTTCTTGCCTCGGCGGATTTCCCGCAGCCAGCGCCATCCGAGATGCGCGATCTGGAGGGCGACGTAGACGGTCGTCAGCGCGTACATCCAGTCCTGCGGACCCCAGCCAGCCATGCTGGCCCAGATGACGGCCGCCGGAGGCGCGGTGCGCACTACCGCCATCGCGGCTTCGTTGGCGACGCTCATGCGCATGATCCAGTGACGGCTGCGAGCGCCGCTCCGTAGTTGGCCGGCCAGTCCGCCGGCCGCGGCTTGCCAGGACCCCACACGCGCAGGTAGCAGGCCCAGGCGCGGGCCTGGTCACCCACGGCCGGCAGCGGCTCCAGGTCGCACCACAGGATCAGCCGCGCGATGCCGGCGGCGAAGACGTCGTCCGTGCCGACGGCCCAGTACATGTCCGACGCCACTGGTGCGACCGCGCGCGCCTTGCACAGCGCGTGCACCTCGGCGGCGCTGGCCTGGTTGTCCAGCAGCAGCTGCTCCACCGGCCGCTCGTCCTGCCACATCCCGCGGGCCGGGCCGCCATTCTGCTGCCGCGTCCGATAGCCCGATTCCTGGCCGCCGATCGCCAGCAGCATCACCCGAGCCTCGGGCGTGTCCATGTGCGCCGGAAGCAGCGCAAGCGCCGGCACGATGACCTTCGCCAGCACGGTTTGCGGGGTGGCGGGGAGGTCGATCATCGGGATTCCGGCAACGAAAAAGCCCCGCCGGTGAGGGCGAGGCTTTCGGGTGGTGACTATTTCGGACGGTGGCAATCTATGCCCGTTTTTTGGTCCCGTCAACTGGCGGATCGCGAAGCGCCTTCGTGAAGTACGCCAGTGCGGTGAAGGTGATTTCCTACAGCCATGAGCCTGCGCGATGCAGCGCGCCATCCAGCGTTTCGCGGCGGACATGCAGGATCCATGCGTACTCCGCCACCTCATTGCGGCCGATCCGCAAGCCGGCGTGCCGGCGTATGGCGAGCGAGACGGCCATGCGCCGGACTGCGTACACGGACGAATCTTCCGGCGCTTGGCTCGCCGCGTCATAGGCTCGCCGCAACAGTCGCTCGTGCATCAGCGTCGAGGCGTACTTCGTCTCCATGGCCTTCACGGGAATGATGCCAGCCCGGCTCTGCGCTGCACCCAGCGCGGCCTTGATCGCCATGTCGGAATCTTCGATCCGCGTCACCGTCGCGAATCCGTTGCGCAGGTCACGGTATGCCGTCTTGCCGAGCATCAGCGCGATACTCTCGGCCTTTCGTTCTGCGACTGTGCCCATCACCACCTCTCCCGCAGCAGATGCGCCGGAATCGCCGGCAAGTCGTTGACGTCCATCCAGCACACCGCGCCATCGTGGCCTACCCAGTGACCGCGCACGCACCAGCCGATGTCGAGTCGGTACTGCGCGATAGCGCGGTTCTGCCACGTGTCGAGGATCAGGTATTCCCCTTGGCGTTTCGGGCGGTCGGTGTGCCAGGTCATGCCACCTCCGCGTGCTGCTCCGTCTCCCACGCCCACAGCGCGATCAGCGTGGCATCGCCGCGGCCGTTGTCCTTCTTGCGCGCCAGGTACACCGCGTGTCGCTGGAAGCGGTTCATCGCGAACTGCCGCGCCACGTCCTTCTCGGTCTTGAGCAGGCCGAAGTAGCGCTTCCAGGTCTGCGGCCGCACCTCCACCCAGCGGATGCCGAGCGTCGCGAAGACGCCCTTCAGCACGCCGTAGCCCTCGCCGGAATGCTGGCCGTGCGTCGGCGATTCGCCGGGCCGCGTCGACGGCGGCTCCAGCACCGCCATCACGTGCGCCCCGCGCGCCTGCTGCACGATGCCGCGCACGATCGAGGCCAACCGGAACGCGTCCACCTCGTTGCCGCTGGTCTTGCGCGGCCGCGTCGGCATGTCGATGAACTGCAGCGGCTCGCCGTCGCCAAGCACCACCAAGGCGCCGAGGATGCCCGGGTCGACGCCGATAGTCAGGCGCAAGGGCGATGGCGCGGCAGCCGCATGGGCTTCGTTTCGCGGATCGCAGCCGTCACGGTCAGTCACGCGCGCGATGTGGGCGGGTTGGGCGGTCATGCGATCCCCCAGACGATCCTCGGCCGGTAGGCCACGCGCCGTTTGTTGCACGGCAGCACGCGCTGTTCCTGGTGCAGTTCCTGGACGGCGTGCTCGATGCCGGAATGGCTGGCGCTGAGTGCGCGGGCGAGCTGGTCGAAGGTCATCGGCTGCAGTCGCAGCGCGGCGACGATGCGATCACGGAGCGGTTGCGGGCGCATCGCTGCGATCCTCCGGCATGTCGTAGCCCATGTTTTTCGCGATGTCGGCCAGGTGCTCGAGTCCGCGCAGGCGGCGCTCCTCGTGCTCGAGCTTCTGCACTTCCTCGGTCCTCGGGATGGGCGGCAGCGCCTCGAGGAAGTGCCGCGGGGCGGGCCATTGCGTACAGGTGGCGGCCAGCGTGCGGAAGGCTGAGCGGAAGCGCTCGCGGTCGCGCTGCTGGTCGAATTGGCGCCCTTCCGTGATGGCTTCGTGCCAGGCCATGGCGGTGCCGTGGATCACGTCCATGGCCGGGGTGCGGTCAAGGCTCAGCGTCGTGAGGCGCGTCAAGCCCTGGGCGATCTCGTGGAGAATCCAGTCGGGTGTGGCCATTGCCGAGTTCCTGCAGTGCGTGGATGCCTTGGAGCGTCTTGCTGGGGGCGGAGGGGCGCGCGGCTCGCGGTGGGCCTGCGGGCAGTGCGCTGGCACCTTCGGCGTGACGCGATCGGGCCGTGGTGATGGCCCAGGCGAAGGGCTTGGACTTGCCGGCGGCGATGCCCTCGGCGGCGGTGTCGCGGAGCGCTTCCGGGCTGACTCCTTCGGCTAGCGCAGCGAGCAGGTCCGGGTGGCTGGGGTTGGTCTGGATGCAGCCGGCCTGGCGCATCAGCAGGCACGCGCGCCCTGCGTCGGTCGTCATCGGGGGGCTCGCGGGAGGTTCAGGCGAAAGCGGCGCGTGCGGAGAAGCTTTTTGCTTTTGGTTGGTATATGGCGTGTGGCGTGTGGTAGCCGTGTTGTCACGCGTGATGTCACGCCCCGAGTCACGCCCTGTCACGCCTCCTGTCACGTGACGCGTTGACGTGACGTGTTCGGCGATCAGCGCCTCCAATTCGGCGGTCGTGGCATTGAACGCCGGGGTGATTCCCTGCTCGCGCAATTGGTCGAACATGGCGCGACGCCGCTCCCTGGCTCGCTTCTGGCGCTCCGCATCGTTGCTGCGACGCTCCGCTCCCGCTTCGATGCGCTCGGCCGCTTTGGCGATTTCCTCGTCCGCGCGGCTGTTGTGGCGCAGCCCGTCAGAACCCACTGGAAAGTGCTTGTCGGCGACCCGTTTTACAGCCTCTTTTTCGACGGATTTCGTGGCGCCAGCGATGGTGAAAAGTGCGTCATACTCGGCGGGGAGAGGTTCTTCCTCGGCGTAGTACGCCATCAGCAGCCGCAGATAGGCGCCGTGCTCGACGAGCGTGAGCCGCGTCGTGTCGCGCAGGTAGTCGCCGGGGTAGAGCTCGAAATAGATCATGCAGCCCCCAGCGGCCACCACGTCAACGCCAGCCGCCCCGTGACCTTGCACCTACACTGCCCGCCCTTCCGCACTGCGCCGGCCGTCACGCACTCAGGCAGGCGCCTGGCGAGCGTGTACCGGTCGATCTGCGTCAGCTCGGCAAGCTCCTGGCTGGTGCGGCCCGGATAGGCGCGCACAGCAGCGATGGCTTGGGCCTGCTGGTGGGCGCGGGTGCCACTGGCCGTGATCTCAGCCGCAGCCAGATGCGACGAAGCCGGATCCGACTTGCGCGCGATCGGCGTCTCGACGCGGCGAAGAGGCATGGCGAACAGGTCGCCGGTGATGGCGTTCATGACTGCCCGTCCAGGTTCGGGTTGTGCTTGTGGTAGTCGCGCTCGGCCTGTTCGTACTCGGCACTGGCGGCGTTCTGAGCCTTGAGCTGGGCCACGCCGTAGCGCGCCCACTTGACCATCTCCGGGTCGTTGTCGAACGGGAGCGGTTCCAGGTCGCCGTTGTCGGAGATGCGCTTCATGCCGACTAATCCGCTATGACCGCAACGGCGAAGGCCACAAGGAAGATCAGCCCGATCAGGGCGAACGAGATGAGGGAAGGAGACAGCACCCACCACCACGACCAGGTGATGACGTGCGTCAGCTTCAGGGTGATGAAGATCAGGGTCAGTAGGCCGGTGAAGCCAATGCCGTTCGTGCTCTGGTATTCGCGTGATTTGGACATCAGTGCTTGCTCCTGCGCAGGTCGTAGCGGAAGCCGCCGTGGGCGTCAGCGAAGTCGCGCTGCGCCTTGCGGCTGGGAAGTCGGTGCCAGTGCGTGCCGTTGACGGCGCGCGGCGTGAAGACGAGCCACTGTGTAGGAGGGAGGGAGGGTTTCATGCAGCCCTCCCGGTCAGCGCCTCAGTCAGCACGCGCACCTTCATGCGCTCGGCGTCCAGCTGTTCGCGGGCCTCGCGGAGGTGGCGTTCGGTCTCAGACTCCAGAGGTCGCAGGCTGGCGGGATCGAAGCCCAGCCGCAGAAGCAGCCAGACGAGCGGCGCGTGATTGCCGCAGCGCTGCATCAGCCGCACAAGCTGTTCGCCGTTGGGCGCGTTCTGGCCGGTCTTGCAGCGCGACCACACGGCATCCTGCATGCCGACATCTGCCGCGACGATCTTGTCCAGCAACCCGGACTTGCTCGCGCAATACGTGAGCACGGCGCCCCATGATTGCTGGCGTTCCACGTCGGCTACGTCGATGACGACGGGCTGGCCGCGCATGGGTAGGTCAAGCTGGGTCGTGATCGATGACTCGCGTTGACCAACGCCCTGCGCGGACGATTAGACCCCATGAACACGCGATGCGCACATGGGTCAGGCCGCCTCGGACTTGTTGGGGGATACGGGTGCGGGGCCGAAGATGTCGGGACGCGTCGCCTTGAAATAGCGGAGCCAAGGCTTCGGAATCTCATTCTTTCGGCGCCATTCACTCACGCTTGGCGATTTGATGTCGCACAGCGACGCAACAGCGGTCGTGCCGCCAAGCGCATCGATGATGGCGTTGGCGTCGGGTTCTCGGGGGCTGTTCATAGCGCGATGTTAGGCATTCCTACGATCGACGTCAATAGGCACTCCTACGGCCTCAACGCATAGGCTTGCCTAATGGAAATGGAACCTTGGGCCACCCGAATTCATACCCGCATGACCGAGCTCGGCCTGCAGCAAAATGACCTAGCGAAAGCCTGTGGAATCAAGGAATCTTCCGTCAGCGGTTGGTTCGGTAAAGGGTCACGTCCAACCCGAATGCTCTCTGGTGACAACTTGGTCCATGTCGCCAAACGATTGGGCGTCACGCCGGAATGGATCATCACCGGAAAAGAGGCCGTCAAGTTCGCATCCGATCAACAATCGCACTCGGTGCGACTGGATCCCGACATGATCGCCGAGACGCACAAGGCTCTGCGCTAGCTGTATCACGATACCCGCCGCATCTTCAACATCGAGGACGAGCCGGCGCGCTTCTTGCAGGTCTACCAAACGCGTGCGGGGATGTCCGACGAGCCATCGCAAGACGAATGGATCGCGTTCGGACGGAAGCTGGCTGTTCTGGTGCCACAGGGGGCGACGAAGGATGGACGAGAGGATGGTGTGCCGACTCAAGGCACTGGTGCGGGCAAACAACCCGGGGGAATTCGACGCAAAGCCTGATCTGCGGCTTATATCTGGCGAAGAAGGGAGTGCCACGGCTGAACAGCGACCGCGTCCTGGTGATCGATTGGTCGCATGGCGGCGCAAAAACGAGAACAACGGCAGATTGAGAGTCGCGGCCCGATAACAACAGAGGCCCTGCTCCGCATATGAACCCCGCTCCGGCGGGGTTTTTCGTGAGCACACCTAAATACTGAACTACGTCGTTTCAATTTTCTTAGGCATGCCTATTGACAGGAGCCGTAGGCATTCCTAATATCCCTTCCACGCCATCACGGCAGGAGGGAATGCAATGTCAGCCTGGACTTCCACCCCGATCCACATCGACGGCATCGATCTGCAGGTCAGCTCGAGCGTCGACGGCGTGACCGTCGGTCGCACCATCGATGGGGTCTATGCCTCCGATCTGCTGCTGACCCCCGAGCAGGCGATGGAAATCGCCGAGGCGCTCACCGAGGGCGCGGCCACGTGCCTTTCCGACCGCGGGGAGGCCTGAGCCATGCACCAGCAAGTCGAGTTCCAGGCCGTCCCCTCGGCCACCGTAGCCGGCCAGTGGATCGGCGTCGTGCTGGACGAGCGCGGCCATGTCCTGACGCGCACGGGGCTGACGTACGACACGAGCGACCAGGCGCGGTTCGGGGCGCGGATCAAGTGGCTCGGCCGCAGCCGCGAGCTGCAGGTGGCGCGGGGAGCGGCGGCATGAACGCCCATCCCTGCCACACCTGCGGCGGCGACGGCAGGCAGGAACGCGGCTTGCGGAACGATCCCGAAGCGATCGTGTTCGAGGACTGCCGCAACTGCAAAGGCACAGGCGAGGAACCGTGGCGCGCCGCTGGATCGCGCGACACCGGCCCGAAGCCGCTCTGGCACCACGGCACCTGGCCGTGCATGGGTGGCTATGGCGACATCCTGGAACTGCTGGCCAAAGCCCGCGCAAAGGTGCGCGCCGAGCGCTCCGCGACGCCTGAGCAATTCCGTGCGTTGTTGGGGCTCCTGGATCGCGAGGTGAATGCCGATGCCGCGTGGGCGCGCAAGCATGCTCGCGATCTGCGCGACCACTACGACAGCCTGCGGCGCCGCGCCGTGATGCCCGTCAGCGGGCTCGCGTTGGCCGACATGCGCGCCGCTGCGACGCACTGCGTCACGGCTTCGGATCGCGCGGTCGCGGCGTGGAGGGAGGTCGCATGAACACACCTCCGTACTACGAGCGTCGCGCCATCCGCACCTACAACGAGGCGAAGCGCGATGCGATCCATGCCGTCGAGCGCGACACCATCACGCGCGATCCGCGGCCTCCGGAGCCGTGCAACTTCTGCGCGCATGACGACGCTCCGGTGCCGGTCGATCGCTTCGCCGAGCTCGCCCAAGTGCTGGGCCGCTACTGGCTGCTCTGGCTGATCACGTTCACGGGGCTGTGCGTCGTTTCGGCGCTGCTGGCCGTGGCGTTGGTGGCCGAGATGGTGGCGAAGCCATGAGCGGCTACAGCGACCTCAGCGTCTACGAATCCGAGGCGGAACGCCACGCCGTCTGCGCAGAACTGGCGCGGATGCTGCGAATCGTCCCGCTCAACCTTTCGCCGGCCATCGCCGCCGCACCCCCTGGCGGCGTGGCAACCCCCTCCCTGCCCGTGGTGGTGGCCGACGAATCCTCACAGGAGCAAACCGCATGAGCATCGTCACCCGTTCCTGCCGCGTCCCTACCGCTGACCAGCGCCGTGCGCAGTGGGCCTACCGCTACTACGCCGCCGGTCTCCACCACACGCAACCCAAGCCGCGCATCCGCGTGAAGCCCCGCATCCGAATCGTCTGACCAGGAGAACCGCATGCATCTCGACTTCGCCAAGCCCACCATCCTCAAGATCAGCCCCGCCGGCGACATCATGCCGCTCAACGTCAAGGGCCACGCCGCCATTCGCTACCCTGACTTCGGCGTGGAGTTCGCGGTGGGCCACGGCATCGCCGGCTACATGAACTTCGATGCCGCGACGAAGCGTTGCGCCGATCTGCAGCATGCCGGCGGCGACGGCTGGATTCTCGCGCCTGATGTGCGCATACAGCTGCTGACCACCGACTACTGGCACAGCAGCCCGGCGGCCGATCCCGACCTGTTTCCCGATGCCGAGTGCGACTGGTACTGGACGGCGCACGGCGTCGAGTGGCGCGGCAAGGATAAGAACGGTGCACCTCGCGCGCTCTGGCTGGTCTGCGGCTGCTACGGCAGCGTCTTCTGCGACGCCCGCGACGCCTACAGCGGCGTCGTGCGGCCGTGTCGCCTGGTGCCGCGTCCCGGTCAGTGAGTCCTCGTTTATCGATTGCGCCGTAGGCGCACACCCCATTCAACACCGCGCCGGCCGGTAGCCGGCAGGAGATTCCCATGGACACGAACACCACCAAGGACGCCGGCAGCAACCTGACGGCCATCGCCGAGTACACCGAGACTGCTGCTGGCCTGGCTGATCTGCGCCAGCGCCAACATGGCATCGTCTACGACGTGACCGTGCCGAAGGAGATGCGGGCCGCGAAGGAAGCCCGCGCCGAGCTGCGCACGCTGCGCACCGGGCTGGAGAAGCGGCGCATCGAGATCAAGGCGCCCGCGCTGGAGCGTTGCCGCTTGCTCGACGCCGAGGCGAAGCGCCTGACCGATGAGATCCGCGCGCTGGAGGAGCCTATCGACGTGCAGATCAAGGCCGAGGAGGCGCGCAAGCAAGCCGAGGAGCTGGCGCGACTGGAGGCCGAGCGGCAGCGCGTCGAGGGCATTGCCCGCGCGATCGAGGAGATCCGCAACGTGCCGAGCGCCCTGATCGGAAAGCCGGCGGTGATCGTCGAGGGTCAACTGGCGAAGCTGCGCGCGCAGACGCTCGATCCCGAGTTCTACGCGGAGCGCTTCCGCGAGGCCGAGGATGCCCTGGCCGCCACCATCGCCCGCGTCGAGCAGCAGCTGACCGCCCAGCGTGAGCAGGAAGCCGAGCAGCGGCGCATCGCGGCCGAGCGCGCGGAACTGGAACGCATGCGCGACGAGAACGAGCGGCTGCGGCAGGAAGCCGAAGCGCGCGCCGCGTCAGAACGTGCCGAGGCTGAGCGCAAGGCGCAGGAGGAGCGCGACCGGCTCACCGTCGAGGAGCGCGCCCGCGAGGAAGCCGAGCGCGCCGAGCGCCAGCGGCAGGAGGAGGAAGCCCGCGCCGCGCGTGAAGCGCAGGAGCGTGCCGAGCGCGAGGCACGCGAGGCTGAGCTGGCCGCCGAGCGCGAGCGCCAGGCGGCCGAACAACATCGGCTGGACGAAGAGCGCGCGAAGTTGGAGCGCGAGCGCAAGGCAGCGGCCGAGAAGGCTGAGGCCGAAAGGCTCGCAAACCTCGACCTATACACCGCGGCCATGGCCGTCGTTTCTGCCTTTCACCCTGGCGAGTATCAGGTGATTGATGACCTGGATGCCGTGCTTGCTCGCATGCAGGACGAGCACGATGCCGAGGCAGAGTCCGCTGGCGAGGAAGTCTCACGACAGTCGATGGAGCGTGCCGCAGGAGTCGTGGGTGCAGTTCCGGCCAAGCGGAGCGCAGCGGCATGAGCCGGCCATGGTACGAGCGCGAGGAAGAAGTCCTGGAGCGCCAGATGGCGGAAGGCCTGATTACGCAGCAGGAGTTCAACGAGGCCATGCGCGACATGCGGAGCGAGATGGAAGATTGCGCGCGCGAGGCCGCACAGGACGCGTACGAAAGGGAGATGGGCCGGTGAACGCCCAAGCCATTCCCCACTCTCGCGTCGGCTACATCGGGGGCGCCAACGTGGCCGGCATCCTCGGCATCAGCCCGTTCCGCACGCCGCTGGACGAGTACCTGCTGATCACGGGCGAGCGCGAGGAAGTCGTCACGCCGGAGAAGGCGGAGTTCCTCGAGGACCGGCGCGACCTGGAGCCGTGGGCGGCGAAGAAGTTCACGCGCAAGACCGGCTTGGCCGTGGTGCGCGCGAACCAGCGCTACGACGACGCGATGATCCCATGGGCGAAGTCCGAGATCGATTTCGAGGTCGAGGACGGCGGCAACGGTGAGACGAAGACCGTGCACCCGAACGCCGTCCGCGACTGGGGCGACCCGGATGCTGGCGAGGAGCCGCCGCTGTACGTCACCGCGCAGGCGATGTGGGGGCTTGGCGTGCACCCTGCGACGCACTGCTACGTGCAGGCGCTGGTGGGCTTCGACGACTACCGTCTGTACCGCATCGAGGCACACGAGCCGACGATCCGCGAAATCCGCCAGCGCACCGCTGAGTTCTGGCGCTGGCACATCGAGGCGCGCCGGCCGCCGCAGCCGACGAATGCCGCCGACGTGCTGAAGCTGTACGAGCACGACAGCGGCCGCGCCGTCGAGGCGGACGCCGATATCCGCGAATCGCTCGAAGCACTGGAAGCCGCGCGACAGGCGCTGAAGCTGCACGAGGCGCGCAAAGACGTCCACGAGTACGCGATCAAGGCCTTCATGCGCGACGCCACCACGCTGCTGGTCGACGGCAAGCCCGCACTCACCTGGAAGGCGCGCGCCGATGGCATCCGCGTGTTCCGCATCCGCTGAATCACCCCGAGGAGAAACACCCATGGCCAAGGCCAACGCTTTGCAGAACCACATCGCGGGCACCGACGTTGCCCAGCGTCCCGAGAAGCCGAAGACCATCGCCGGCCTGCTCACCGATCCGTCGATCAAGGCGCAGATGGCGCTCGCGCTGCCGAAGCACGTCACCGCCAACCGCCTCGCCCGCATCGCGCTCACCGAAGTTCGCAAGGTGCCGAAGCTGGCGCAGTGCGACCAGACGAGCTTCCTCGGCGCGATCATGCAGTGCGCTGCGCTGGGCCTGGAGCCGGGCGGGGCTCTCGGCCACTGCTATCTGATCCCGTTCGAGAACCGCCGCGCCGAGCGCACAGAGGTGCAGTTCATCATCGGCTACCGCGGCATGCTCGATCTCGCGCGCCGCTCTGGCCAGATCGTGAGCTTGACCGCGCGCGCCGTGCGCAAGGGCGACGAGTTCAGCTACCGGTTCGGTGTCGACGAAACCATCCACCATGTTCCGGCCGAGGGCGACCGCGGCCCGATCACGCACGTCTATGCCATCGCGAAGCTCAAGGATGGCGGCGTGCAGTTCGAGGTGATGAGCATCGCGGACGTGCATAAGGTGCGCGACAGCTCGCAGGGTTACAAGACCGCCATGCGCTACGCCAAGCCCGGCCAGCCGCCGAGCACGCCATGGGTGGAGCACGAGGAGCCGATGGCGCTCAAGACCGTCACGCGCCGCCTGTTCAAGTGGCTCCCGGTGTCCATCGAGTTGCAGTCCGCCATCGCGAACGACGAACTGGCCGATGCCGGCCTGCCGCAAGACAGCCCGCTGGTGATCGAGGGCGACTACAGCATCCAGCAGGCCGAGTTGGCTGCGGAGCACGCTGAAGCGATGCGTACCGGCAACGCTGCCGAAAGCCTCACCACACAGGAGGTCCACGACGGCATCGCTGCGGCCAGCACGCACGACGCGCTGGATGAGGCGGCCTCCCTGATCGACCTGACGCCGGAAGCCGGCCGCGGCGCGCTGCATGCGCTCTACGGCGCGCGCGAGAAGGAGCTGGCCAACGCCTGATGTTTTACGGACGCAGAGGCAGTGCATCGCCTACTGAAGCGCTAGTGGTTCATGGCATGCCGCGAGAGCCGATTAGTTTCGGCGAAGAAAGGGCCATGGCTGCGTCCACCTTTTACCTGCAACGGAGACCGCCACATGTTCCAGCTCACGAACCAGCAGACCAAGATCAACAGCTTCACGCCGCGCATGGAAAAGCACGGCGAAGAGAACGTGCTCGCCGGCACCATGAAGCTCGAAACCACGATGCACAGCAGCGTGCTCGACATCTTCGACAAGGGCTTCCGCAAGCTGCTGTACCGCAAGCCGGCTCCGGGCGAACAGACGGAGTTGCCGCTGGGCACCGATGCCGATGGCCTCACCGCGCGCAAGCTGCCGTGTCTCGCGCCGCTCAAGTGGGACGAGGACTTCCCGGGCTACGCGCTCGCGATCCAGTCAGGCCTCGCGCTCGACGAAGTGCTCAAGATCACGGACGTGGAATTGCACGGCTTCAGCTTCGAGCCGCTGGAAGGCGGCAGCTGCACCGTGAAGTTCGCCCTGAACTTCAACCAGGACGGCCGCACCATCGGAAAGCTTTGCCAGCTGATCCAGTAGACCGTGGAGATCACGCTGGTGCCGCCGGCGAAGAACGCCGAGCTCGATCAGGCCGCGTGAGCGCGGCGCCCTGCCACATCCTCACCAAGGACACCCGCATGAACTCTCCACTGATCCACGTGCAGCACCTGCACCTCCACCTGCCCACTCCGGCGGTCGGCCCTGTCGACTTCGGCAAGCTCGACCTGTCGCAGGCTTCGAACAAGGCCCAGGTATCGCGTCCACGCTTCGAGCTGTCGCCGGATGGCTCCTACGTCACCGACCACAAGACCGGCATCCAGTGGGCCACCGACACCACGGACTACATGTCCTATGCGAAGGCCGAGAAGTACGTCGCCGACCTGAAGCTGGGCGGTCTGTCGGGCTGGGGCATCGCCTCGCTGGAGCAGCGCGAAACCATCATCGATCGCACGCGCTTCAATCCTGCCATGCCTGCGCCGTTCAAGGGCGAGAGGTACGAATGGACGTGCACGCCCTATCTGCCCCTCGGCAACAACGAGGAAGGACAGCCTCGCGCGCTCTGGCAGGTCAGCGGCTGCGGCGGCAGCGTCGGCTCCGGCCCCCGCGTCAACGACAGCGGCGTCGTGCGGCCGTGTCGCCTGGTGCCGCGTCCCGGTCAGTGAATCTCCTCGTCCCTTGTCTGCGTAGACTTCCATGATCTTCACCCTTCCAGCCGCCATACGTCTCGCCGAATCGCTCTCCTCAACTATTGAGGAGGCGGTAACGCGGTTCCCGCGCAAGCATCGATATGCCTTCGGGGCGGAGCTGCGGGAGCGCGCCTGGTCCGTGCTCAGCACGGCCAATCTGGCTGCGTTGCGTCCGGAGCGACGTTCGGCACTGCTGGAGGAGCTACGCGACAAGGTCGACGATCTGAAGCTGTCCCTGCAGCTTGGCAAGCAGATGCGTGCCTTCGTCAGCTTTCGTCAGTTCGAGGCGTTGTACCGCGACGCCGCGAAGCTGGGGCAGCAAGTCGGTGGTTGGCATCGCTCCGTGAGTCACCCTCAAGGCCAGAGTGCCCAGGCCGTAGTGCATGGGCAGAGCGCCAATACACTGAGTGCCCGTTCCGCCTCGATCGGTGAGGCCAACGCATGACGACGCCACGCTACCTCGACGGCTGTGTGGCCGGGTCGCAAGTGAACGGGAAAGCACCTCGCGCGCTCTGGCAGGTCAACGGCTACAACGGCAACGTCAACTACGACAACCGCGACAACAACAGCGGCGTCGTGCGGCCGTGTCGCCTGGTGCCGCGTCCCGGTGAGTGTAAGGGTGGACAGGTCAGCGTCGAGGCGCTGCACCACGCATGGAAAGCGGCACGCCGGCGCAAGCAGCCCAGTCGCAACCAACTCGCTTTCGAGGTGCGCTGGATGGATCGACTGCTGGAGCTGCAGCAGCGATTGAACGCCGGCACGTGGAGCCCGCTGCCGACCACGTGCTTCATCGCCTCTCGGCCGAAGGCGCGTGAGATCCACGCGCCGGATTTCAGCGACCGCGTCGTGCATCACTGGCTCGTGCCACAGCTGGAGGCGATCTACGAGCTCGGCTTCATCTTCGACTCGTACTCGAACCGCAAGGGCAAAGGCACGCACAAGGCCGTAGAGCGCGTGCGCCAGTTCGTGCGCGAGGTGCATTCTGGCCAGGGTGGCGGATGGTATCTGCAGCTCGACGTGAAGAACTTCTTTCCGAGCATCCACCGGCCGACGCTGTGGGCGATGCTCAAGGAGCGCCTGACGCGCGCAGGCCTGTCCGATGTCGCGCTGCGCACCACGCATGCGCTGCTCCGCCATCCTGTGCAGGTGCAAGGCATCCGCTACCGCTGCACGGAAGCTGAGCGCGCCCGCGTGCCGATGCACAAGCGCCTGGAGAACGCGCCCGCAGGCTGCGGCCTACCGATCGGCAACCTCTCGTCGCAGTTCTTCGCGAACGTGTACCTGGACAAGCTCGACCAGTTCGTGAAGCACGTGCTCAAGGCGAAACGCTACGTGCGGTTCGTGGACGACTTCGTGCTGGTCCATCACGACCGCGCCGTGCTCGCCGAGTGGAAGGAGCGTATCGAGCAGTTTCTGGCTGACGAGCTGCAGCTGAAGCTCAAGGACGATGTGCGCCTGCGTCCGCTGTCGGCCGGCTGCGACTTCCTCGGCTATGTGGTCTACCCCACGCATACCCGCGTGCGTCGCCGCGTCCTGAGCCACGCTGCCGAGAAGTTGCAGGCGTGGCGCAAGGAACACCTGCACGGGCGTCTTGCCACCGGCACGCCGGCCGACTTCCGGCGCCTGCAGTCCGTGTGGTCAAGCTACGTCGGCCACATGCGCCACGCGAACGCCCACCGCCTGCAGCAAACCATCCATCGCCGCCAGCCTTGGTTAGCGCCGCTCGCAAACACGAAGCGGCGGTTCAGCCATCGGCTGGAAGGGCGCACGGTGCGGATCGAGGTGTTCCATGGCTGACGGCATACAACCCGGCCATGAGCTGGCCGCGTACCGCCACAAGTTGTGGGCGCGTGACTGCATTGCCGTGGCCAAGTTCTTTCGCCTCGGCGGCGAACCCTACAACCAGAACTCGGGACTGATGCTCTGGTCATTCGGAGAGGCGATAGACGCCGCATCGAGGCACATCCATTCGGCTATCGAGCATCTCTTGGCGCTCCGTCGCGAGAGGCAGATGGCACCGACGCAATATGACGGAACACAGTTCGATGGCGTCTCCTACGTCAACCCGAAGCGTCCGAGTCGACCTTACTACGTGGCATTACCTCGCGCCGAGGTGCGCGTGGCGCAGGCTTCCGATGGCCGCTGGATGTGGGGCATTTCGTTCACCTGCAACACGGGAGGCATGGGCTATGCGCCGCTGGAGAAGTGGGGCAAGTTCGCGACCAGTCGCGACGAAGCGCTCAATGCCGGCGCGCAGGAAATGCTGGGCGAACTACTGACTGGATGGCAAGATTCCAAGAAGCAGACCACGACCATCGTCGCGTGGCTGCAATCGCTTCTTGCGCAGCGCGAGCCGAAGCAGATGGAGTTGTTCGCGTGAGCCACCCCTATGCCTCGCGCCCGAATGCGGCTACGCACGACTGGCTGACGCCGCCAGAGATCGTGCGATCCCTCGGCGCATTCGATCTCGATCCCTGCGCTGCAGCCGGTCAACCATGGCCAACAGCGTCAAGGATGACCGCGCCGCACGATGATGGCCTAGTCGCGCGCTGGGAAGGTCGCGTTTGGCTGAATCCGCCCTATGGCCCGCACACCGCCGCGTGGCTTGGCAGGATGGCCGAGCATGGCGACGGTATCGCGCTGGTGTTCGCGCGCACCGAAACGGCGATGTTCCAGCGGTTCGTCTGGCCGCATGCTGATGCGCTGCTGTTCATGGCGAAGCGGCCGCACTTCCATCGGCCAGACGGCACACGTGCCGCGGGCAATAGCGGTGGACCGATGGTGCTGATCGCCTACGGCGTGCACAACGTCGCCGCGTTGCAGCGGTCTGGCATCGACGGCGCACTCGTGATGCCGGTGGCGCGACGGAGTGCCGCATGACCCACCCCTACACCCGCAAGCTCCCCGCGCACTGTCGCCCCTTCGCATGGGGACGTTCGCCCGATCTAGCTCGCGGCATGGTGATCTGGCGCCTATTCCGCCGCGACCAGTCCGGGCGCCTGCACTGTTCGCTGCACGCGTACTCGGACCGCGACCAGCGCGAGTTCATCGCGGACGAGCTTCGGCATGCACGGCACCAACTGCGCAATCGCGTCGACGACATAGACCTGGAAATCATGGGAGTGACGCAATGAACAAGTACACGGTGGAAGATGTGGAAATGCAGGCGATGACCGTCATGGCCCGTCGATCACTTATTGCAAGTGAAATGCTCCGCGACTACGCCGCCCTCCTGCGCGAGCGCGAATCGGCGATGGGGTCGGCCACGGATGAAAGTGCCCACGAAACACCATGCAGCCTCGCCGAAGCACTGACTGTGCTGGAGAACTGGGCACTACAAGGCAATATGCTGTCGGGCGACGATATACCACATTTCCGTGCCATCGCTGATCGAATCGCGCCGATGCTGGCGAGTGCGCGGGTGCCGCGCGAGCAGATGGATGCTGCAATAGATTCGGCAATCGACGCCGCGATGCGGGAGGGGGAGTGATGGCTAAGCATTTCCACCGCATCACCAAGGCCTACGAGGAGGCGACAGCATGAGCTACGTACTGATCCCCATGAAAACCCCGCGCGCCGATCCGAAGCAGCCGGAGCAGCCTGTCCGAAAGGGCGTTCGCGACCGTGTCGGCATGCACCCGTCGACCATCTACGCGGAAATCAAAGCCGGGCGCTTCCCGAAACCAGTGAAGCTCGGCAGCTCCTCGCGCTGGGTGGAATCCGAGATCGACGAGTACATCGCCGCGCGGATGCGTGAGCGCGATCAGCAGCAGGCTGCGGCGTGACCGACATCATCCAACCATTGGCCCCGAAAGCCGACGCCGGCTGGCAGTTGATGCCGTCGATTCCCGCATGGATCACGCTGGGCTTCGCCGGGAAGGCCTATCGGCACCCCGGTGCAGGCATCGGCGTGATAAGCGCGGTCGAGGTCGCGAAGGATGCAGACGGCATCGATCGCGACCCCGAGTACCACCTGTCGATCAGCAGGTACGGCGAACGCTGCAGCAGCACGGATGCGCGCAAGGTGCTCGTTGATTTCGGCATGGAAGGCGCGGAGGAAGACAATCACGTGCCCGGCGGGAAGGTGCGCAATTTCTGGCGCCCCGTCGCTGATCGATTCGTAGGCATGGAGTGCGCGTGCAAGGCTGACGAGCCAGCCATCGTCGAAGACAAGGGCGATTTCGTCTGGCGCGGCGTTCCGCGTTGAACCGTCAGCCGATGGCGCGGATCGGCACCACCTGGCCGCCGCGCCGGAGCTTGTCCAGCAAGTCGGCCCAGGCTTGCATCATGTCGCGCCGGCCCGGCAGGTATTCCGCGTAGTTGTACGAACCGCGCACCTTGTTCGTCTCCACGTGCGCCAGCTGCCGCTCGATCCAATAGCCGTTCCAGCCATCTTCGTTGAGCAGCGTGGACGCCATCGATCGGAAGCCGTGCGCCGTCATCTCGTCGTTCGTGAACCCCAGCGAGCGTAGTGCGACACGCACTGCGTTCTCGGACAGCGAACGGCCACCGCCGCGGGCGCCGGGGAGCACGTAGGGGCCCGATCCGGTCATCGGCCGTAGCTCGTCCAGCACCTCGCGCGTCTGTCGCGCCAGCGGCACCAGGTGCGGCACACGCATCTTCATCTTCTCGGCGGGCAGGCGCCACAGCGCGCCGTCTTCGATGATCTCACCCCATTCCCATGCCCGCAGCTCGCCGGGCCGCACTAAGGTCAGCGCGGAGAGTTTCATCGCGCACATCACCACGAAGGTGCCGGGATAGGTGTCGATCGCACGCAGCAGACCGCCCACGCGCTTCCGATCCGTCAGGCTGGCGTGGTGGCGCACCTTCACGGTCTTCAGCACGTCCTTCAGGGTCGCTGTCGGGTCGCTGTCGCAACGCCCCGTGCGGAACCCGTAGCGGAAGATCTGGCCGCACCGCTGCTTGAGCCGCTGAGCCGTTTCGATCTTGCCTTGCGCCTCGGGGCGCTGGATCAGCACCAGCATGTCGGTCACCGTGATCTCGCGCAGTCGACGCTTGCCGAGCCATGGGTACGCCCAGGTCTCCAGGAGCGCCGTGGCCTTGTCGCGGGTGGCATCCGACCACGCCCCTTGCTTGCCCAGCCATTCCAGCGCCACCGCCTCGAAGCGGTCATCTTCGGCCTGTAGCTGCGCCTGCTCGTTCCTGCGCGCAGCGCTGGGGTCGACCCCTTGCCTCACCATGGCGCGAAGCCTGTCGCGCTCCCTGCGCGCGTCATGCAGGCTCACTGCCGGGTAGGCGCCCAGGTCCAGCATGTTCGCGCGGCCGGCGAAGCGGTAGCGGAAGCGCCAGCATCGGGCTCCCGTGGGGCGCACCTCGATGCACAGGCCATCCATGTCCGCGACCCGGTAGACCTTCGGGCGTGGCTTGAGGCCGCGGAGCCTCGTGTCGTTAAGCGGCATGTGAGTAAGGTTCCCTGTCGTGGCGCGAACGGGGCGACTGTACTCACAGTCTTACTCACAGGTTGAGACGATGCCAGCCGACAATGGCAGATGCCAGAAAACAAAAACCCCGCACAGTGGCGGGGTTTCTGAGGGTTTCGGTGATGTCGGGAGACCCCGGCAGACCTACTACTGGCGCCCGAAGCTGGACTCGAACCAGCGACCCCCTGATTAACAGTCAAGTGCTCTAACCAGCTGAGCTATTCGGGCGGGAGCTGCGTAGTTTGTCGATCGGGCGGCGGACTGTCAAGCCGCCGGGACGTCCCGTATACGCCCTATCAGCCGGTGATCACGCGATAGCACGGCACGTAGGCCGCGCCGCCGGGGAGCTTCATGCGATGTTGCTCCACGAAGGCCCGCAGCAGCTTGTCCAGCGCCTGCATGATGTCGCGGTCGCCGTCGATGTCGAACGGGCCGTTCTGCTCGATCGCCTGCACACCCTCCTCCTTCACGTTGCCGGCCACGATGCCGGAGAACGCGCGGCGCAGGTCGGCCGCCAGATCGTGCAGCGGGCGGCCGTGGCGCAGCTGAAGGCTGCGCATCGCCTCGTGGGTGGGGCGGAACGGCGTCTGGAATTCCAGCGGGACGCGCAGCGCCCAGTTGAAGAAGAACGCGTCCTTGGTGTCGAGCCGGTTGTTGCGCACCTTGTCGATGCCTCTGGCCATCGCCCTTGCCACCGCAGCCGGATCGTCCACGATGATCTGGTAGTGCGCGGCCACCGCGTCGCCCAGCGCGAGGCGCAGGAAGCGGTCGATCTGCTCGAAATAGGCGGCGGACTGCTTCGGCCCGGTGAGG